TTATCGTAAGGAGTACTAGGATCAAGTACTTCTTGAAGTGCATTAAAAAGAGTAATAAAAGTCTTACCAGTTCCTGCTGCACCATAGTCAACAAGATTCTTTCCATTCTTATAAGAGTCAAATAATTTTTTCTGATTATCAGTGAGAGGCTCAATGTCCCTCATCAGATAAGTATTTATTGGTTTTTTTCTTTTCATCTGTTTAGATGTTAATCCTACACCTATAGGTTGATCTGCTTTCTTTTTTCTTGCCATATTAATCCGTATATGCCTCCGTCTCAGTTGTACCGATGTTTTTAGTTCTTGCTAATCTCCCAGAGATACCTCCAGATTTTTCAGCACTCTTTAGAACTTCACCCCAGCTTGGATGGGTCTTGTTCATTTTATCTCTCCACTCACCAACCTCAACTCCGAGAGATGGCATCGTAGAAGGGTCAGAATAATCTCTTTCCCAATCTGGATTATCTTCTCTCCATGAGTCCCACTTATGGACACTCATCACAACTTCTTTTTGTTCACCAGTTTCTGAGTTAACAACAGGGTACGTAGCCATACAAATCTTAATAAGGTTTACGATTATTTAGGAAATCCAGTCAAGAGCTTCCGCAATGATAGGAAATTGTTCTTTAAAGATATCTCTACATCCTTCTGCAATGTCCATGTGTTCCTTCTGAGTGCCGTGTGCTGACCTCAGATCAATATAGTGTATCCATGACCTTATACTGCCACTCATGTACAACCTAGTGGGTGTAGCGAGTGGTAGTACAAACCGAGCACACTCCTTTGCTATACCATTCGCAAGTAATTCATTGTACAGATCCATTGATTGAACAAAGTGTTCTGCAATCTTCTCTTGAAGATCTTGTTTCTTGTTCTGTGGTACATCATCATTACTATTCTGACGATTCTTTAAGTCTTGACTGCGAAGATCAAACATAGGAATCTCATCTGCTAACAGATTAGTATCAGCATATCTTTGTGAGAACTCTTGGAAAGTAAATGATCTATGACGTAATATCTGTGCAGCAAGACCTCTAGTAGTTTCAATCTCTACAGTCATGAAAGCCTGCTCAAAGATAGACCAGTGCTGATGCTGTATACAATACTTCAAGAGACCTGCTACCTTTGGATTCTCTTGGTTATTAGGATTACTTACACGAGCAACATATCCTATAGTTTTTTCTGCTTCAGGTGTAACACTAATTAATTTAATCATTAAAGACCTCATCATAATCTTCAGGTGGAGGAGTAAATGCTAATACATCTTTATCAGCATACATTTCTGATTCTAATTCATCTACAATCTCTTTGAGAGCTTGTACTAAGACTTTTAGTTTTGCCTTATTCATGAGATCTTCTATCTATATCTGACATAGTACTACTTGACCTAAAATATTTGTTTATAACTTCTACCTGATCATCATACCTAGCAATCTTATCTAACTCTACTTGTATTGCCTCAGTGATATCAGAATGCTCACCAATACCTGCAGGATGTTCTAGATATACTTCAACGTTTGCTCTGTGTTTTGCAATCTCACCTTGAGCATGTGCCAGCACTGCTCTGATTAGTTGCTCTCTCATGTGTAGTGCCATAAGTATAATCTTTTTAATAATTATACATTAAAAAAGGGGGTATGTAAACCCCCTTCTTATATCAACTGCAAGGAGATGCCTTGCTCTTTACTTTAAGACCACGATACATTAGATCGTGTCTTGTACGCTGTGATGCTTCTGCAAGCACCTTTGCGTTGTACTCGTCAGAGTCATACTTGACTCCACGATAAGTGACTTGTGCCATTGTGTTTACTCCGAAGTAGTAGGGATTTTACTCCGTTCCTTCAGTCAACTTGTGCGTCCTCAAAGCATCCTGCCTCAGTACTCTGTGCCACAACCTGAATAAGTTCAGATTTTGGTGTTTCAGTATGCTGGCGGTGTATCTGATTGATAAGACCTGTAGCATATTCACATGTTAAAAGTGTGCTGAGTAGAACTTCCATGAGGATGAACGATCCGTTCCGAGTCGGCTTACTTGCGGCCCTGTTGGGCTGAACGTTGTGTTAATACTAACACAGTTACTCTATTTAGGCAAGTAGTTTTGTAAAACGTGATACGGTTTTACAACTGTCCACCATTTTTATCCACTAAAAGTTGTGATGCTTGAAAGAGATTAGATTTCTTATACTTCATAGCCTTCTTATATTCTTTTACAAGTCTATTCACTTCTGCCTGTGATACACTCACATTTAATTTACCATCTCCATTATCAAATCCCTTTTCTCCTTCTGGTTGTTGCTCCAGATATTCATTAATACTATTCTGGATTTCTTCTTCAATAATATCATTAATTTGTTGTTCTATTTCTTTATCATTCATCGATGCGAGGCCTCCTTTTTCTTTTTTTCCTTTCGGGTGGTTTAACATTCCAAAGATTGGGTCTTATTGTACCGCATCCATAATCAATAGACTTCAGTGACCCTGCTCCATATTTATCATAATACATATCAAAAATATTTGCCATCTTTTCTGAACGAGTTACATCTAAATGTTCTTTACCATCTATAAGGTAAGTTACATTAAATGCATCCGTAGGAAGGTGTCTATCCTCTGCCTTTTCAAGAGTAGTTTTTTCTAAAATAATCTGACAGGAATATTTTGCTGTATTTTTTTCAACCTGTTTTGGTGGTTCTGCTTTCTTCTCTGTCTTTGTGGTCATGAACGGCCTCCCCATTGAATATCAGGATATGCTTGTTGCACCATCTCATAAGTAATTTTATATCTACTTTCTAAATCTTTATCCTTTACAAGACATATAATCTTTGCCTCTTCAGGATGAAGACCCTCAAGCATCTGAATGAACATCGTTTCTCTACGCATCGTACTCAGAGTATCATTACCACCCTTCAAAAAATGATAAAGATTCTTCCACTCTCTACGAAGAGATGTGTGATCAGTGCCTACAGGAACTTCATTCTCTTTATACGGAACGGGGCCCGCAGGGATGATTGAGATTGCAGTGGGATCAAAATTCCAAATAAGAATCGCTTTCAATGCATCATCTGTATATTCTTGAAGGATTTCAATCTTCTTTGCCTTTGTTCTTTGACTATCTACAAGGTCAAGAACTTCATGCACAAAAGGATTGGGTGGAAGTTTAACTCTCTTAGTTGTTGTCTTCCTAGTCGTCGTCTTCTTCGTCTGTGTTGTCATGAGTTTCAATTCTTAGGGCTAAAATTTCATCGGGAACTAACTGTCCATTAGTGTCAAACATTTCTGGATGAGTGTAGATCACTTGAGGAGTTGTTTCATATGAATGCTGTCTTGCCATCCATCCTACCATACCTCCTACTATTAATGCAAGGATAGACACTAATGTCATAAGTGTCAAGGTTACTACTAATGTTTCTGACATGGCACTCCTCCAAAGAGTTATTTTTTTCGGATATCTAAGTAAAAATTAAAGTGAAAAACAATCTCTCTTTTAAAAAAAGCAATCATATTTCCAAATTTTACTTGAAATGTTTTTGGTGGGTCTGGTTTCCTCCTTCTGCGTAACAGTAATTCTACACCACGATTGATCTCTGTGGTGTCTTTATTTAGAGACTTTTTTTCGTCTTCCAGGTCTTCGGTCATGGCGATACCTCACTGCATCTTCAAGAATACCTGCAAGGTATGCTTGTATTTTACGTGCTTTAGGTTTAGGAATATGTCCATAAGCCTCACGTAGTTGTTTATGATCATTATCAGCACCTCCCTTAATATACTCTCGAAGTTCTACTAATTGATCAGATATTTCCTTTGCAGTAGAACTGTGAAGGAAAGCATCTACTTCTTCTTTTTTAGTTTTACGATACTTTAAAAACTCATAAAATTTAAGTTGCATCCTACCATCGAACGCAAGTTCAATAGCATGTTCGATCATGTCATAAACTGTTTCAAAGTCGTCAACTTTTTTCATTAGACTAATTCATTCTCCTTAAGATACTTAACTGTTTCGGTGCAACCACCGAGATGTTGCATGTCATTTACCACAACTTGAGGGAAGGTACATCCATCTCCAAACTGAGAATAAAAACCTGATCTATCAAAGTCTTCATCTAGTTTATAAATGACATGCTCTAACTTAGATAACTCTAACACCTGTTTAACCTTATCGCAATAAGGACATCCATTTTTAGAATAAACAGTAAATTTCATATTACCTATTTAAAAATTTATTTAGTGTGAGATAATACTGCAGCCCAATCGGCATCAAATAATTGAAGTCCTTTGTCTGTAAGAACATG